TCAGTTTCTTTTTGTTCGACATTTTCGGTCATTTTAATTTCCTTTTGAGTACAACTCATTAATATACAACGGATACAATCCGTCCTATAGGATATTTATTTTTAATGTTTAGGGTTAATTTAACGGGGTCTATAATCCCTTAAGATAATTATCTATTAATATATTTCTAAGGGATAGATAATAGACTGATTAACTAAAGGGATTAAATAAAGGGGGACCGCTTTAGGGTTAATTTAACGGGGTCTCTGTAAAGAGAATCCAATCATCTGCTAGTAAGTCAGAGATTGAAGGAACCCATGTATTGCTTTTTGTAGGTTGCACTAATATAAAGAATGGCTCTACTGTACCAAACTTTCTAACAATACTGACATACATATTTTTACCATTCCAACCCGTACGTGCAAGTTTGTGACTTTCAACTATTAAATCTAATGCATGACTAAATCTCATTTGTGTTTAGCTCCGCATACAGTACATGTAAACCCTTTCTTTTGATCGGGATTCATTACTCTCATGCCTTTACCGTGAAGTTTATCTTGATTTTCATGCTGACATGTACATCTTTTAATTTCTGCGTTCATATTTATCCTATACCGTAAAATCCCCAATCATCCTCAAATTTAGTAGGATCAGGAATATCGCTTAATACATCTTTCTTTGTTAAGATGTCTGCTTCTGTTAATGTTTTACCACCGACAACTGACTTACCAGCTATAGGTATTAAGCCTTTGTCAATAGCTTCTTCCAAGTATTGATCATATAATTCTTTAGGAAAACCTCTAGCTAACATTTCATCAAGCGTAACCTTTACAGGGTCCTTATCTAATACATTAGCGTATAATTTTCTTATACCCTTCCGGGCTTCCAACATATCGGCTGCATTGGCGAAAAACGCATCGTGAATGGTTGACGTGGCAATTGAATTGTCTCGTCCCCAGAGATGAAAATTTTTGACCAACGTGGCGTCGTTTGAGTGATTCCCGTTAACGGCATAAGCTGTTCGTGCTTTAGTTGCGTCTGCAATGTCATTTATTTTTCCTTCAGCGTTTACTACTTGTTCCCACCAAGTGGCTTCTGTTTTCTGTTGCACTTGAACTAAATTATTAACCCAATTACCATCTTTATCTTTGTAAACTAATCTCTCTTCAAATGACTGAGTGAAATTTTGTTCAATAATTTTGCCATCAAAATTAACCCATGGCACGTTGGTCCATGATTTAGGTAGTTTATTAGCATAAAATACTTCAAACCCTTTTGCAATAGTTACTTTTTCAACAGGTTCTATTTTAAATATTTTAAATCCAGTACGTCTATTATCAGGCGCTTTTACACCATAAATCAAATCGGCTAAATTACCGTCTGGTCGCCAACCATTAAATCTCCTAAAAAACTTTTCAGATAATGGTTCTCCAGCTTTCAATCCTAATATTTCACTAATTCTATCAGGTAATACATAGCCTTTTTCACGAGTACCTAGCGCACCTGTTGCGCCTATTGATTTCCAGCTAATCGCAGATTCTGCGGGTTTTGCATTAATCAAATAATCTTCAGCAAGTCTACCAAAGAATCGTGTAAAATCTTTTAAAATAGGAACTTGTTCACTTAAATGTTCAGACATTAATTTAGCTATAGCTTGAAAGTCTTTAGGCGTAACAACCATATCATAGCTATGAGTCATCTTTTCAACAAGGTCTTTAGTAGCAGGATCTAAGAAATAAAGTTGTTCCATTATTTCATCACCGGGATCTAAGCCTTTGTTAAATATATCTTTAACGTCTTCCCTTAATTGTTTAAGTTGCGCTGTTGTTTCAGGATCAAACTTCTCATATCTAGCTGCACGAGCAGAAATTTCATTCAATACTTTATCACGATCACTAGCTTTTACAACTAACGTTCCTGCGTCTTTTCCAAGTACTTTTGCAAGTTTACCTTCAACATTAAGAATTCCAGTTCTTTCTCCAGCACCATAAAACGTAACCATATTTTGAGCTTTTGCAGCTTTACGTAAATCTTTTTCATTTAAGCCTAATCTTTCATTTAATACTTTAAAGCGTGGATCATTGAATGTTGCTGCTGCAATCTCATCATATAGCCGTCTTTTCTGATTTGTCGGTACAACATTGGATAACGATGCTAACTGTTTGTTCTTAGTTGTCAATGCAATAATCTGCGCACCAGATGAAGAAGCATCTTGCTCAAGAGCTAAGGCTGTTTTGTATTCATTCATAGAACCACCAGCTTTAAGGTGATTATCTATTTTAGCCGCTTCCATAGCAAATCTCATAAATTTGCCAAGTTCCTCACCTTCAATTAATTGCACCATATCTGACTCAAGAATAGCACGTAAATCTGCAGGTTTACCTCTTAGCATTTTATTACCAAGATCTACCATTTCAGGCCACAATTTATCAGCAATTTTTTGGCGTCCAGTGAATGATAATGAATTATATCTGCCTTCAAATACATCATTTAGACCACCCATAAAGGCACCTATCTGATCTCTGAAGTTTCTATATCCATCTTCGCCAAGAACTTTTTCTACTTCAGTATTTAAGAAAGGTCTAAATGACTCTCCCGATTGCGGACTAATAAGACCACGATCATAGATCCTAGCCCGATGATCGACAAAAGCATGATTACTGAAAGCGTAATCATTACTTCTAAGCCAATCCATAGATTTAAATCGCTCATATGCATCACCACGAGATGAGATATAGTGTTTGTATTCATTTAAATCATTATACTTTTTAGCAGCACCTCTATCATCTTCAAAGTATAATAGTTTCTGTGTAAAATCATAAAAATCATTATCAATTTTATACTTAGATTTAGATGCCCAATTAAGCGCATCTGCCATATTTTTATCAACAAATTCTACAGGAAAATCTGCAAAACTGTGAGTTGATGTAATAGGTATTCTAGTATCTTCTAAACCAAAGACACCATTATCAATAAAATATGTCTTATAACCCTTGCGAAATACTAACTTATTCTTATCCGTTGTTACACCAACACGTAGGCCAACATCCACTTTCCGTGTGAGCTGTGAGTATTTTTGTACACGAGGGTCAGTTACACGTATATTATATGATAAGGTGTCATAATAGGGGCCAAATAAAGCACCGCTAAGTCTGCTTTTCATTCTTCGCTTTTGAACACCATATGTTTCAACTTCAAAGAAATTATTAACATTTTTAGCTTCAAGTAGCTTCATTCCTGTTTCATACCACTTACGTCTTGTTCCATTTAAATTAGCAAGATTGTAAAGATCACGCCCTAAGGCAATAGCAAATTGATCTCTGTCAGGCATATCAGCTAAAGATAGCCTGTGAGCAAATTTCAAATAAAATTGCTGTAATGCTGATTCTGAAATCCTCTCTTTACCATTAGGCATTCTTTTAATAACCGAAGGAATTTTATAATCAAATGTATTACGTAATTCTCTAGCTATTTTAGGCGCTACCGTATCTTCCCAATTATTCTTTTCACGAATATTTGAAATGAAATTATCATGCAAGTCTTGTAGTTGAGTTGGACCAAGTACTGGGTCAATATAATTATCTTGTTTTAGTTTCTTTAACACATTGGTATCACTACGTATCTGAGTTTCAATAGCATCAGAAACATTCATTACATCAAATTTGATTTGACCTTGTACTACAGCTTTAAAGTTGTTCCACTGTTCACCATTATTTCTAAATCTAGTAAACAGTATGCGCAAGTTATCTACTACAACAGCACGCTCATTAATACCCATTTTATCGCTAAGAGTATCATTAAAAGCTTTAATAAATTCTTTATCTTTAGACTTTAAAATTTTACTTTCTTCTGTTAATCTTAAATTATTATTTAAGACTGATGGGTTAGGTTGGTAGAGTCTGGTATCTTCGTAACGGCCTGTGACTGGATTAAATACGAGTTGGTCTTCGGTTGGCAAACTGTTGAGCACACGTGATTTGGCAGCTTTCTTGGTGTGTATGAGGGCACCGCGATAGTTTGTGAGTGATAAAGTACCATCTAATTCTCCTGATTGTAAGAGATAATAATCTTTAAGAGTTTGAACTAATTCAGGATCACCTATTAAATCATCTGGTGTCATAATAGGCAATTGCATTGCGTCTAATTTAGCTTTAGCATTTGCAAACTTCTGTGTATCATTTGGTAATGTATAAGTAGGATCAGTCATACGTCTTAACTCCTTAATTCCAATAGTGTTACCTTCTGGATTAGTGAATTGGTCAACAGTAAGTTGTCCTGATTGAAACATATTAACCTTTTTATAATCTCCAAGATGTCTTAATTGTACATCTTGTGGCTGACGCTTTAGCCAATCATTGTATGATTCTCTAAGTGGTGTGTTACCGTCATAAAAAGCCTTTTGAGTATTAGTTAAATTTTCTATATTTCGCCGTCTAACTTGTGCCACACTTTCTAAATTTGCTATATCTTTCCATGATTTAAATACAGGAACTGTTGTAGATCTGCAATGCCAATGTGCTGGAGGAAGATGTGTTGTATCATCAATAGGGTAAATTGTACCATCTCTATGCGCACACAGCGGGGTTGTTCGTGCGTCAAGGACAGCAACGTATTGCCATCCTTGTAACGCTTTTTCATTTGCCTTATAAATAGCATGATCAGCTTGCGAGGATACGGATGTTATAGCCGTTATTACCAGACCTCTTGACTGCATACGAGTTATATTATGTACATTTCCTGCACGTACTTGTAGAGCTATTTCATCTACGCTTTTTCCGTCAGCTATACCTTTACGTATAACCGCTTCTAGTCTAATTTTTTCATTCTTGGCAATACCTGACCACCCTTGTTCCATTGTACCATTTTCACTTAATGGGTTCTTTAATACAATTTCTTCAGAGATTCTATTTTTAGGTCTTTCAGTACGCCATATTTTACCCATTGCTACTTCTACCTTTTGGTAAGCAAAAGATAATTGATCGGAAACAAGAGATGTTAAATCTTTTTGAACAGAATTATTAATTGATTTATATGTCTTTCTTAATTCTTGATCAACTGCTTCTCTAAATCTTTCAAATCCCCGACCTGATAACTCAGCATCTTTGATTAATTTATCTAGTCTAACAACATGGCCATCTATTACCAAATCGACTTTTCCAGAAACTCTTCTTTCATATAAACGGATCATTGCTGCGCGATCTAGTGTTTTATCGTATATTTGCGTATTACTATTAATGGTCATTTGTTATTCCTAGATTAAATTATTCCTTCAGAGGTTTGGGTTTACCGCCTGCAGCAGCTGCTTCTGATTGCATAGCATATTGATCATTATACTTTGTTGCAGCAGGGATGATTAATTCATCTGCATTAACTTCTTGTAAAGCCGCTTCATCATCATATTCAGAATCAAGAATATCGTTTGCTTTTAGCATCTGTAACCAGACACTTCGAGGCAACAGTCCTGCTTGGTACCACTGTGTTACTAGATTCAACCAATCAGCACCTAATGGGACTGGATCAAAATCTGCAGATAGTGTAAATACAATATCACACGAATCAATCTCTAATCCATATCGCCAATTAATCATTAAGCACATCATTTGTTTAATTGTGCTAGAAATCTTTGTACTCAATACACTTAATTGTGCTGTTTGAGCAGCATTACGTATTTCTAATGCAACACCAGATTGTTCATTTTCTGTTGTTAGCATTCTAATGCCTAACTTAGCCATCTCATCTATTGATGATTCAATAGCTTTCTGCATATCTTGTAATGCTTCTGTAGGTGTTTTTAGTACGTCTGCTTTGTCATCTTGGCGTAATCTTATCCAAGACCCCAATCCAGCATCTACTATTTCGTCAAATTGCTCATCAGGCATATCTGACATAATGACAGGAGTGTAAGTAGCTGCACCATAAAGTAAATGGTTACGTCTACTAATCTTATTATATAAACTAATTTCTTTATCAACAATAGGCATTAATATTGGTGTGAGAGGCTCTATACTGCCATTCACAGGCCATGCTGGAATATGTTTTAAAGGCTCCCCATTATTAAGGATATTGTCAAGAGTATCAATTAATTCGAAATGCCCTGAAGGTAGTAATTGTTGCAGTTTTTCACCAATACCTCCCATCTTTAATGTTTGATCACCATTATCTTTAGTAGTGCCTTGATAAATTCTAATCTGATAATTACCTGAATCGTTTAACTCATGTACCCATACAGTTGGAACTCTTAAAGCGTGAAACTCATTATTTGAATAATCATCAGCATAACCTTTAACAATTACTCGTTTAAGAACTGTTTTACCAAACATATTAGTTTCAGTTGCCCAATTCACAATTGTTTCTGCTTTTTGCAAAATAGGATATGGTTTAATCATATCTCTGGTTTCTTTATCAAGTGCTTCAGGATTAGCTACATTAGGATAGTCTACAAAAACCCATGCACGTGAAGTCAACATCTCTTCCCATAACAGCTCATCTAAGAATGCTATTAAGGTCGAGTCATCACGCCCAATATTATTGATGAGCCAATCTTTAGCATCATCAGGCACACCATCAGGTAACTGTATTACTGGTGCTTTTCTTAATAAACCGCCAACAAGCATTTTAGCAAATTGTGCCGTAATACCTGGCAGCTCAGCTTCTGATTTATAAAAATCATATTGAGCTTGGCTCATAGTTGTTGAAAAAGGAATTAATAGATTTTTAAATCTTATTAAATCAATATACTGGTCAATCTCTTTTACAGTACGTTCCCCATTGCATACAGCACGTGACTTATCCCACGAAGGTTTAAGATACTCATACGCTTGACAAGGATCCGCTACTGTCTTTACGGGGCCGTATGTCATACTAGCCGCCTTTTAATAAACGATTGAATTCCGCAACACTGCCTTCAAAAACTTCACCTGATGCATTGCTTGTAGCAATAATTGCATCTTCAGAATCTTCAATTCTTTTAATATCCCAGTTAGATGGTGTTGTATCTTGAAATTGTTTTACTTTAATTGGTGCTGCTACTTTTACTTCTGGTTGTTCTGCCATTTTATTTTCCTAAAAATTTGTTTGATTCACGTTTACGTCTATTAGTTAGACCTGGAACGACTTTACCTTCATCTTTATTCCATCTAAGGAATTGAGCAGCTACTTGATCTTTAGGTGCTCCGCCATTTAGTAGCTTTAATAATGTAGATGTTTTAAAAGCTGCAACACCGACATTATACGTAAATTCTACTAATGCATCAAATTCATTCTGTGTCAAAGGCACTTTTACGCTTTTGTCCACAGCATTTACATATTGTTTAAGAGTTGTTTTAAAAAGTTGTAATCCTCTTTCTCGCGTAATAGGCGCATCTGTCATTTGAACTCTTGTACCGTCTTCATAAAAGGTACTGCCAAAACCAATTGTGGGTACGCCTTCACCGTCAGGATAAGGCTTAGAGCTAAACCCTTCAGAACCTTTTAAATCTTCTGCGCCTTTGTCACTTAGTTCCATTTTTATTCTACTGGAACAGCAACTTCAACTGCAGTTTCAACAACAGCTTCAATAATATCATGAGGAACAACTGGAACAACTGTTTCAATAGCATGTTCTACAGCGTGCTCAACTGTATGCTTTAAATCACTAATAATTGACATATTATACTCCTGGTTTATACATTTCTGTATCTTTAGTGTTAGCTGTATTAGCCCCTACATTATAACCGTATTCAAAAGCTTCTGATACAATTTTATGTAGTGCCTCTTCAAATGCTGTTTTAAATTCAGCTTGTTTCATTACTCTTTCTTCAAGAGTATAAGCTGTACTGTCTTTAACAGCGCCATATTTTTCAGCAGGACTGAATACTAACTCGCATTCTTCTGGTGATAGTTTAATTGTGTGTACTACTTGCATTTGTACTCCTTATACGACATCATAAATCGTCTGGTTATCGCTTGGCCTTCAGCGGTTCTAAAGAAATCTGTGACCTTATCCTGATTCTCAGGTTGCGATATCCATACTTGTTCTTCTTCCGATAGTGCAGAACCAAGAGCAGCTAGCATGGGATTCACACTAGCTGCAACATTTTGGTTAAGACTCGTGCTTAGCTTGGACATCTCTTCCTGGA